ACAGACTGGCTGCTAATTACAGCCGCATGGAAGGTATCAAAACAGAGATAGAGGTAACACAATGAAGAAGAATTATCGCACAGCATACAATCAACTCAAGAAGCTAGGCGTCACAGTCTATGAGGATGACGATGGCTTCCGCATCTCAGGTGAGGACAACTATCCTGAGGTGTGGGCTGACTACTACTGTGAGTTTGGTGGCACTGTCTTGGATGACTTTGGTGTGAACCACAAGATCAATGCTATACTAGAAAAGCAGGGGCTATTCGCTGAGTGGGAGAACACTGGGGTCTTAGGCGTGGCAGAGATGTGATGCTAGAGCTTCTGATAGAGATGGCAGCACAGTCCAACGCTAATGAGATCACCAGCTACTGCTTGGAGAAACACAACAGACAGATCAATGCAGCCGCAGCCTGTGCCTCTGACCTACGCGCAGCCAAACGTAAGCTAGAACGTCAAGAGATGCGAGACTTCATGGATGCCAACCCACACTATCACTATCCTGGAATGGCCTTGCCTGATGGTAAGATCAAACCTCTTGACCCGTGCTGGGGTAAGACAAAACTATACGGCACACACAGAAAGAATAGGTGTTAGTGTTACCTAAAAGCAACGTGACATAATGGTAACATTGACGCAGCCAAACATAATTACTAATCTATAAATGTCTAACAAAGGAGAACAGACATGACTAACACACAAAACTCTAAGATCATCACACACCTTCGTGCAACCAAGGGTCTGACCCAGCGTGAGGCTATGCTGGACTACAGCATCCAGTCATTCACTAAGCGTATCTCTGAGCTACGCAAGTCAGGCTACCGCATTGATGGCGTTAAGGGTAAGCACCCTGTGACAGGTCAGCAGTACACACGCTATGTGTTAATTGAGGAGACAGCATAATGACTAAGACAATCAAAACAGAATTAACCCGTGACGAAGTAGCAATACTCTTGGAAGTATACAACACAATTGATGCTATGGTTGATGACACAATGGAGATGATGGATGTGCGTATGTCACAAATCAGTGATTTAAGAGACAAGGCCCATGCGCTAAAACATATGTTTGACTTCAGACCTCTTGTTGATAGGGACGGAAACCCTAACCATTGGAGGCCATATGTATTACCTGACAATCCTAACGCATGGTTCTACGAGAAAGAGGAGACAGCATAATGAGTATCAACTACCCGTTCAACACATCCAATCTTATGCCAGCCACGGGTTACTACAACCAGCTTATGCGTGAGATAGATGACGCACTCTGGATCGGCAACAAGGCTGAGGCTCTGGAGACTATCGCAGAGGATGTGAAACAATATGTAGATATGGGTGAGGCATGGTATCCAAAGTTCTAATGCACTCGTTGCCACTAGCCGTAGCTCTTGCGTACCTGGGTGGCTTCCTATACATCTGGTATCTTAACGTGAAAGGAAAGTAATATGAATATCCCCAAGGCTTCATCTACACTACAGGAAGTCATTGATTTCTATAGTAAGTCTGCTGTATTTGGTCGTCTGGCAGGCACTACTCAGAAAGATTATGACGCACAACTTGCTGCGGTAAGCAAGACTGTGGTTGAGGGTAAAGCTCTTGGGGATTATCGCCATAAGAATATCAAGGTACGTCATCTCACTCAGGCGTATGAGAGTTGGTTATCCGTTGGTGTTCGGACAGCTAACTATCGTAAGGCTGTACTGTCTATCGCTTGGAAACATGCAATGAGACATGACGTAATGACGCACGATCCAGTAGCTCTAGTACAAACCAGGTCTGGTCAACCACGGCGTGTACTATGGAGCCGCGATCAAGTGCAGACATTCCTTGCCACAGCTTATGGCGACTTCCGCTGGCGCAGCATTGGTCTGATCGTCCACATGGCATACGATTGGGGGCAGCGTGTTGGTGACATGCGCGTTCTCAAATGGGATAAGGTAGACTTAACTCAGTGCCGCTTGGACTTGACGCAGAGCAAACGTAATGCAGAGATTCATCTCCCTATCTCTAAGGGTTTGTGTGATATGCTGCGCCAGCAAAAGGAAGACTTTGGGTTTCAGGAATACGTAGCACCCCGTGTCAAGCCACGATGCAATGCGTATCCACCATACAGTAAGATAGAAATAAGCTATCTTATCAATGACGTACTTAAAGAAGCTAACCTACCCATGACACTCACAGCTATGGACTTACGGCGTACCGCTGTGACAGAGATGATGGAGGGTGGGGTAGACTTAGCGGGTATCATGCAGGTCACAGGACACAAGGCCATAGGCTCAATCAAACCATACATGGTCAACACATTCAGTGGTGCATCCAAGGCACTATCAGCTAGAGGAAACGATGACGATGAACATTCGTGACTACGTTGAGAGCCTAGCACTAGGTGATGGACAGACACATCGTGGCAACTGCCCCGCCTGTAATGGCAGAGGCACATTCACCGCCAAGAATGATGGTGGTACTATGATGTACAACTGTTACAAGCTAGGCTGTGGATCTCGTGGCATCTATGACACAGACATGACAGCAGCAGAGATAAGGAAACGCATGAGACCTATGCCTGAGAAGGCCGTAGCTGAGGCTGAGACGATGGAAGTACCTGCTTACCTAGTCACACCCACCTTTGAGCATAAGAAGCACACAGCCTTCGTTCTACGCTGGGGTATTCGTAACTATCCTGGCTTACTTTATGATGTCAAACAAGAGCGCAGTGTCTTCCCCATACACTACAGGGGGCGTCTCATTGATGCAGTAGGTAGGGCAGTAGGTAAAAGGTCACAACCCAAGTGGTATCGTTACACTGGCGCAGCTAATTACTTTACAGCAGGTAAGGGTGATGTCGTTTTACTTGTAGAGGATGTCGTTTCTGCCATCGTTGCCACCCAGCTAGTGCCTAACATCACAGCCTTGGCTATCCTTGGCACATCACTGTCTAAGAAACACATGGAAAAGGTAGGCACATATCGTAAGGCAGTGGTTGCACTTGACCCTGACGCAATGGATAAGACATTACAGTTCAGCAGGGATATAAAACTCTGGACAGGTGTTGACACTGTTGCTATGAAACTAATAGATGATATTAAATATCGTGTCGAAGAGGACACGCAACAACTGAAGGAAGTTTGTACATGATTAAAGCAACATACATTGACCACATGGGTAATGACTTGACGGTAGCTAATGCTGCCCGTGTGTCATTTGGTAAGACATCTGAGATGGAAGACGATCCTTGGGGGCCACCAAAGCTCAAGGCTAAGGATGATAAGCTGATCCGTTATCTAGCCAAGCATCGCCATATTTCTCCATTCGGACATTGCTTTGCATCCTTCCACATCAAGGCTCCAATCTTTGTAGCACGTCAGCTAGTCAAGCATAAGTTCTTGAGATGGAACGAGATCAGCCGCAGGTATGTGGATGATGAGCCAGAGTTCTATGTACCTGATGTATGGCGTGGGCGGAGTGAAGATAAGAAGCAGGGGTCTGAAGGTGTCATAGGTATGTCTTATGACGAATGGCAAACTTACAAAATAACCTACACTGATGCGCAAGATATATACTTCTACCTAATGGCAAAAGGCGTAGCTCCAGAGCAAGCCCGTATGGTATTGCCACAGTCTACTATGACTGAGTGGTACTGGTCAGGTTCACTGGATGCCTTTGCTGACATGTGTAACCTACGCTGCAAGCCTGACACACAGACAGAGACACGAGAGGTAGCAAAGCAGATTGACCACAAGATGATTGAGCTATTCCCTGTGTCATGGGATGCACTGACGGAGTATGACGATGAGTGAAGTCAAGATAACTGAAATAACTGAGCACGAGGATGGCAGTGCCACACTACAGGTTGAGTGTGACCCAGAGACATTTGCAGCCATCTTTAACGTGGGCTTTGTGTCTCTGATTAAGACAGGTCTATACTGGGAGACAGACAATGATAAGACCAATGAGTGATGAGGAACGTAAGGCTTCTCAAGAACGTGACGAAAAGAATAAGTGGCGCAAGTGTGTTAGCTGTGGTAACGCAAGCAAGGACACATGGTGTGGCTTCTGTCTGGAGGAAGAATGATTAACAGCCAGTGGAAGAAACTATTAGCAGAAGAAAAAGCATACAAGGAGAGCGTAATGCGAGATCATGAGTTTAATAACGCAGTTTTATCAGAGCACACACCCGATAATGTGAACAACCCAGCGCACTATGGCAAGGGTAAGATAGAATGTATTGATTACATTGAAGACTTTCTAACCACAGAGGAATACATAGGCTACCTGCGTGGTAACATAGCTAAGTACCTACACCGCTGGCGTTACAAGAATAAGCAAGAGGATCTACTCAAGTCACAGTGGTACTTGGATCGTCTGATACATCTAGATGGAAAGGATAAGAAATGATACCTGTAGGTCAACTACGTTTGCTACTCACCAAGGCAGGGCTTGAGTATGTCATCACCCGTGTGGAAGGTAACGTAGCTCACGTTAACATTCTTGTAGCGGAGCAACCTGATGTACACAGTTGAGTTTGAATCAGACGCTGCTGTAATCACAACCCTAGACCAGGATGACATGCACGAGGATGTTGAAGTCATCTTAGGTGATGATGGTGATGTATATATCCGACAGTTTGAACCAGACATGGGCTCGTACCAGATGATTATCATGAGCCACCAGCAACTCGTTGATATTATGGCAGCATATAACAGTAAAGAGGGTGCGTTCTACATAACATTTGAGAGGCCACAAGTATGAATGAACTAGGACAAGGGTTTTTCGCTGGCATATTCGCAATGTATGTGTTAGGCATACCCTTACTATACCATATGGTAGAGCCAGAGGATGAGGAGATGGACAACTCTGGCCCTATCAAGTTTGCTTTCCTGTGGCCTCTGATTGCCTTGGAAGTATTATATCGTATCTTTGTAGGAGAGAAAGACAATGATGGAACTGGCACTAATTAAAACACTACTAGACCGTGACTTTTATGAGCAGCACAAAGGTATCCGCTGCCCTGACCATATCTTTAGTAAGGACACACGTGGCATCAAGCAGGCGCTAGACGCTGCAATGGAGACGTATGAGGGTAGCCTTAGTGTGCAAGACCTTCAGGCTGTATTTATGGTGCAGAACAAGAGCATGACAACAGCCACTAAGACTGCCATGGATGCACTCTTTAGACGCATTGAGATGACTGATCCTATCAAGGAAGAGATAGCACAGGACACACTGTCTCAGTTGTTTCAGAACTATGTTGGTGACGTTGTTGCTAACCTTGGCTTTGATTACGTTAACGGCACAGAGAATAGCTTGGAGCCACTACGTAAGATCCTTGACGATTACAAGGATGACTTCACACCTAACCTCCGTGTTGATTGGGAGGCTGACGATCTAGATACTATCCTAGCTGCGACTGCTCTTGAGTCACGCTGGTCATTTAACATCCCATCCCTAGCTCGTAGGGTAGAGGGTGTGAGTGGGGGTCATCTCATTGTAGTGGGTGCACGTCCTAACACAGGCAAGACATCCTTCCATGCCTCACTCATTGCAGCAGACGGTGGCTTTGCACATCAGGGTGCTAAGTGTGTTATCCTCTGTAACGAGGAAGCATACACACGTGTGGCATCACGGTACGTCAGTGCCTCTGCTAATATGACAATGAAAGAGGTGCGCGAGAACCAAGCCCTAGCACGTAAGCGCTATGAGCCTGTACGTCAGAACATTATGTTCAAGGAAAGCACAGGTAAAACAATGGCATGGGTTGAGTCCGTAGTTAAACAGGAGAAGCCTGACGTTGTAGTGCTGGACATGGGTGACAAGTTTGCTGACATGAAGAGTGAGCGTAGCGACATCACACTCAAGGCTGCAGCCATCCATGCTCGTAACATTGCTAAGCAGTACGACTGCTGTGTGGTATGGATGTCACAGTTAAGTGCTGAAGCAGAGGGTAAGGCAGATCTCAATCAGTCTATGATGGAAGGAAGCAAGACAGGTAAGGCAGCAGAGGCTGACTTGATGTTGCTCATTGGCAAGACACAGCAGGTAGAAGGTGAAGACGAAGACCCTGTGCGCTACTTAAATTTAGCCAAGAATAAACTTAATGGTTTCCAAGGTAAGATTACTTGTGTATTAGATGGCGCACGTTCAATATACAGTGCGTAGGAGAGACACATGAGATTAGTACTAGACGTAGAGAACAGTGTGACTTGGAAGGAAGGGAAGATATACAACGATCCCTTTGAGCCAGGTAACACCCTAACACAGATCGGTATGGTAAATGCTGACGATCACACTGAACTACACGTGGTAAACTTAGATCATGTAGAGGCCAAGGATACATCTGGCGCTGGGCATAACCTTGTTCAGGCTGTACTTGATATGACTACCCTATTAATCATGCACAACGCACGGCATGACTTGATGTGGTTGTGGGAGAGTGGGTACACCTATGACGGTGCGATCTATGACACCATGCTTGCAGAGTATATACTTCAGCGAGGGCAGGGAGCACCCCTGTCTCTCAAGCTTATCGCAGAACGGCGTGACCTAGACGTAAAGAAGGGCGACTACCTCAGTGATTGCCTAAAGAAAGGAATCAACACCAATGAAACGGATCTCACCCAACTCACTGACTATCTCGTGTCTGACATTCTTACTACTAGCGAACTGTTCCGTGCCTTGGAGAGAGACTATGCCCAGCCAGAAAGTCAGTCCCTCCACACAGTCAGAGATGTTACCTTCGACACCTGTAAAACCCTTACCCGAATGCACATGTCAGGAATCAAAGTCGATCTTCAAAAGCTCCAAGATGTTCGAGTAGAGTTTGAGGATGAACGCTCTGAGTTAGAGACACGACTGCACATCAAGGTGCGTGAAATCATGGGTGACACACCAATTAACTTAGGCTCTAATGAACAGATGTCTCAGGTTATCTTTAGCCGCCGCATGAACAATAAGAAAGAGTGGGCTGACCTGTTCGAGTTCACCAAGAACATTGATGAGTACAAGGCAGCAGTCAAGGCCAACAGCAGCCACGTCTACCGCACCAAGGCATTCACCTGCCCAACCTGTGAGGGTGAAGGCAAGACATACAAGACCAAGAAGGATGGCACTAGGTTCGCTAAGCCTAACAAGTGCAAGGACTGTGACACACGTGGGTTTCAACTCAAGAACACAGAACAAATTGCTGGGCTGCGTTTCTCTGCACCTAACAAGAAGTGGGTCAGTGCCAATGGTTTCAGCACCAGTAAGGATAAGCTAGGTCTGCTTATTGCTACGGCTAAGACACACAAGAAGTATGAGGCAGTGTCTTTCTTAGAGGATCTACAACGGTACAACGCTATCAGCAGCTACATCTCTACGTTTGTTGATGGCATTGAGCGTTACTCTAAGGACGATGGCTTCCTTCACGCTACACTTACTCAGAGTGTCACAGCTACAGGACGTTTCAGTGGCAAGGAACCTAACATGCAGAACATGCCTCGTGGTGGTACGTTCCCTGTTAAGAAGGTCTTCGTGTCACGTTGGGAGGGTGGTGAGATCTGTGAGGCTGACTTTGCTCAGCTTGAGTTCCGCACAGCTGCATACCTAGCTCAGGATGAAGTCGCTATGGAAGAGATTAACACAGGCTTTGACGTACACAGCTACACTGCACAGGTTATCTCTGATGCGGGACAGCCTACGTCACGTCAGGAAGCCAAGGCTCATACCTTCGCACCTCTCTTTGGGGCTACAGGGTATGGCAGATCCAAGGCGGAGGAGGCTTACTACAAACACTTCACTGAGAAGTATCAGGGCGTGGCTAACTGGCACAAGA